ATTCCCCGCTCTAGTTTTGATACGCAATATGCTCACAAAACTACTTTTGATGGTGGTTATCTTGTACCTATCTACTGTGATGAAGTTCTTCCCGGAGATATGCACAATGTTAAGGCAACAATGTTTGCGCGTTTGGCAACGCCATTGTTTCCTGTTATGGATAATTTACATCTTGACACATTCTTTTTCTTTGTACCAAACCGATTAGTTTGGAACAATTGGGTCAAGTTTATGGGTGAGCAGACGAACCCGGGTGATTCTATTTCTTATGTTGTACCAACAATAACAAGCCCTGCGGGCGGTTATGCTGTTGGTTCTGTATTTGATTATTTTGGTTTGCCGACTGCAGGTCAGATTACAGGTTCTAATACTGTTACGCACAATGCTTTGCCATTGCGTGCGTATAATCTTATTTATAATGAATGGTTTAGAGACGAGAATTTACAAAATTCTTTAACTGTTCGTCTTGGTGATAGTGGTGATGTACCTGCTGATTACACTTTGGTACGTCGTGGTAAGCGTAAAGATTATTTTACTGGTGCATTACCTTGGCCTCAAAAAGGTGCTGCTGTTAATTTACCTTTAGGTACTACTGCACCTTTAATTGCCGGTGGTCCTACTCCCGGTATACCTTTATTTAATGTTGGTAATATTATTGGTACTGCTTTAGGTACACCTGGTTCAGGTACGTCTAACGCTGTATGGACTGCAGGATCTCCTACTGGAGGTGGTGCTAATGCTTCTTGGCACAGTGTTGGTTTAGTTGCTGATTTAAGTGCTGCTACTTCTGCAACTATTAATCAGTTACGTCAGTCATTTCAGATTCAGAGATTGCTTGAGCGCGATGCGCGAGGTGGTACACGTTATACAGAGTTATTACGTTCACATTTTGGTGTAACACCACAAGATTATCGTTTACAACGTCCTGAATATATTGGTGGAGGTTCGACTTATGTCAACGTTAATCCAATTGCGCAGACGTCTGCTACTTCGATTTCTGGCGGTGCTACTCCGCTTGGTAACTTGGCTGCAATGGGTACTGCGTTGGCTAGTGGACATGGTTTTACGTATCATGCTCAAGAACATGGATACATCATTGGATTAGTTAACGTGCGTGCTGATTTGACTTATCAGCAGGGTTTACCACGTATGTGGTCACGTTCAACTCGCTATGATTTTTATTTTCCAGTATTTGCTCATCTTGGCGAACAAGCTATTTTGAATAAGGAAATTTATGTAACGGGTACAGCCACTGATAACAACGTATTTGGATACCAAGAACGTTGGGCTGAATATCGTTACAAGCCAAGTCAAATTACTGGTTTGTTTAAATCTACTTCTGCGGGTACTATTGATGCTTGGCATTATGCTCAGAAGTTTACTTCGTTGCCTACATTAAATGCTACGTTTATTCAAGAAACGCCACCAATTGACCGTACTACAGCTGTTGGTAGTGCTGCTAATGGTCAGCAGTTTTTGATGGATGCGTTTTTTGATTGTAAGATGGCTCGACCAATGCCAATGTACTCAGTACCTGGCTTAATCGATCACTTCTAATTGTTTTTAATAACCGGTCTACTTGGTAACAAGTAGATCGGAAACGGAACGGAGTGGAGTATGGGTTTGAATCTTGGTTCTTTAGGTGGTATTGCTTCTGTTGCAGGTGTTGTTACTGGCCAACCGTGGTTAACGGCTGCAGGTGCAGCTCTTGGTGCTTTGGGCAACCAAGAGTTTCAAGCAGATCAAGCAGCTATTAACAGAGATTTTCAAGCCAACATGGCTAACACGTCTTTTCAGAGGCGTGTTGAGGATTTAAAGGCTGCAGGCCTTTCTCCGATGTTGGCTTATTCTCAAGGTGGTGCAGCTGTGCCTACTGGCAGTCAAGCCAGTTCAGCTGCTAATGTAGGTGAAGCTTCAGCTTCTGCCGGGTCTACTGCACGGCAAATTAATATTAATCGTGAACAGGCTATTTCACAGATTGAGTTGCAAGAGGCTCAGAAAAGTTTATTAGGAGCGCAAGCGTTAAATACTGATGCTGATACCAACATTAAAATGTTGGAAGCATCTGAGCATTTACCTGCGAAGATTAGAAACGTGTTGCAAGACACGTTGACTAAAGGTGCTTATGCACGTGCATCAATTGCTAATGCACGTACGACTGAGTACCTTATGCCCCAAGCTATGAAGATTGGTTCAGCTTGGAGTTCGCAAGCCGGAACTGCTGCGGCTTATGGTAAGTTGGTTAAAGAGAATACACCCGGTGTTAGAGCCGGTGTTTTAGGAAAGTTTGGTATCGAATGAGTAAAACGACAGTGTTTGTACGTAATCCGTACAATTACGATATGGATAAAGTGTCTGATGAGACTGGTCTAAAGTGTTTAGACCCGAGCTTGGCTCAGCAGCATATGAAAGATGAGTGCGACATTAATGTTATTGTCGAACGATTTGGGGTTACAGGGGAGTTACCAACTACCCCTATTCCACCAACATTTGGTGATTTTAGCGGTGTGAGTGATTATCACAGCGCTATTAATGCTGTTAGAGCTTCGGAAGAAGCTTTTATGGCGTTGCCTGCCAAAATTCGGGAAAGGTTTGATCATGATCCGAATGCATTGTTGCAGTTTTTGCAAGACGAGTCTAATCGCAATGAAGCGATTGAGATTGGTCTTATTGATGGGGAACCTGTGGTTGCACCCATCGTTTCTGCAGTAGAAACACCTAAGCCGGAAGCGTAAGCTTTCGGCAGCACAGTTACATTACTTGATGTAACTGTGCTAGGTGACACCAAAACCACATAATCAACTACGGAGTGCAACTAAAATGAGCCTTTATAGAAAACCAATGAGCAAACATAGTGCAGCGAAGAAATTTCGTCGTGGCGTAAGCAAGACGAAGGCTTTGAATATGCGTACTTCACCACAACGTGGTGGTTTTAGACTGTAATTTATGGCGTGTTATAAGCCGTTAACGGCTTATCAATGCGCTGACAGGTCTATTATTTGGCGAGAATTACCGGGGGCGGACGTAGTCCGTACCCTGCAGTTGCCTTGTGGTCAGTGTGTTGGTTGTCGCCTTGAACGCTCACGTCAGTGGGCGATTCGTTGTATGCATGAGGCACAAATGCATACTAGTAATTGTTTTATTACTTTGACATATGCTCCAGAGCATTGTCC